TTTTTTACTTTTGCACTAGCCATTTTATGTTCCTTCTTCTAATCCTGCTAAAGCTCCAAAACCATTCATATCAAAAAAACTTTTTACTTCGTCTATATATCTTTGTGCATTTGGGTCTTTTGTAACTGGCAGAATATCTGCCAAACTTTTTACGTTTTTTGAAAAACTAAAATTTCCTGCATAGTTTTGTAAATCTTTTGGGTTTTTTATATTACCTTGCACTATTTCATTTATAAATCGTGAATTGCTACTTTTAAGGTTTACTGCTTTATTATCACTAAATCCTTCAGTTTTTAAAATATTTGGTTTTAGCCCAGACACATCTGCAATAATCTCATCTTGTGCTTCTAACATACCTTTTGTAAATTTTGCTGGATTTGTTACTGTATCAAAGCCACTTATTTTTTTTTGACCTATTCCTCTTTCTTTAATTTTTTTATTTACATTTCTATTAATCTTGTTTCCATAGGCTGGTAAATAACCCGCAATTCTATTTCTAGCACATCATATTTTAACAAAAACGAATCGTCATACATACTACTTTTGCCTTCTGTAAGATAATCGTGTAATTTAAATATTTTGTTTTTATCAATCAATCCAGAAACTAATTGCTCATTACCAATATTCATCGTTTCTGGTTTGTTTGTTATGATTCTGTAAATTGGTATTGTATCTTTAAAACCCTTTTCATCTAGTGTCTTATTGCTTTGTTTTTGAAATTGATCATCAGTAATTAGTTTTTTAGCTAATTCTTCTCTTGCAACTGATTTTTCTGCTGATCCACTAATTTTTGGTTGTATAACATAACTTGATATCAATTCTTCAGTATTGAAATCATCAAAAAATGTAGGTAGATTTTTTAAGCTACCAAACTGATTTACACTTTGTTTTAATAGTTTTGATAATGCACCACTAGCCATTATGTACCCTCATCCAAGCCTGCTAGTGCTCCTAAACCTATGGCAGTAGTCGCTGGTGGTATTATAGATGCATAGATATTACCTTCGTCTACCTTCTTAGGATCAAATTGTGCAAATACACTTCTAACGTCACCTTTTTCTGGGTAGAATAAGCCTACTGTTCTCTTGCCTACTCTATCTGTTTCGTTAGTAAGGTAACCTCTAAAGCCTAATTGTTTTATTACGCCACTTATTTCTGGTTGTTGTAATACAAATGGATCGCCTATTTTTAAGTTATAACCCATCTCACCACCTTCTTCCATAGTAGTGCCTAAAGCATCTTCTAATCTATTACGATGCTCGGGATTATTGTAGTCATATATATTGTCCATTTTTAACTTAACAGGATATATTCGTGCAGTAGAAGAAGGCGTACTGTACATATATTTACCTCTGTCATCCAACACACTTGTGCCACCTTTGCCTTTGAGTGCAAATCCTTCTACATATCTTTTATCTTCACTAAAGAAAGTTGTAGGCTCACCTTTACGAGCTTCCCTATAACCACCAAATACTGATCTATCTGAGGCTTGTGGCACAAACTCCATTATGTTTTTTTCTGGACTACCATGATAAAATGTAGAAGGATCAAAACCTTTTTCTACAAGCTCTTTCTCACTTGGTAGGTTGCCAAACTCTTGAAGTTGTTCTTTTGTAGGCATAGCATCAAGGACTTCTCCAGCACCTTGAATTGGTACTACGTCTTTACCTCTAGTACCTTTATTAATTAATTTTGCAAATACACCAAATGGATTCATCTTACCACGCCTTACATGACCAATACCTAGCCTTTGTTTTCGGTCCAGGTGTGTCACAGTTATGTCTAGCTCTAAAGCTCTTTCTATTACCTTTTTGGTTTTTCTTGATCTTCATATTAGGATCACCAAAAGTTACACGCTTTACTCTGTCTCCATCAGTAACATAAACCACAGATTTCTTTTTGCCATAGGATGTTTCACCTTTAGCAATACGTCTAGGTTTATTGAGTGTAACCTTTTTGCCCTTATAGGTAGCCATTACTTGCTTTCTTCTTTTTTCTCTTCAGTTGTTTCTTCTTTCTTTTCTTCTTCTTTTTTTTCTTCTACAACTTTAACTTGTATAGGCATTATTTTTTACTCCCTTTATGGATAGTTTGTATCTCAAATGATGCTTTCGTACTTGCACCTTTGTGTGGTTTATAACCACCTGTTGGATTCTTCATCAATTTAAACCCGCTGCCAGACTTCATCCAATGAAAACCTTTAGGTGCTTCTACTGCTTTTTTTGCCATGATTATGCCTTCCCTATTTTAGTTTTTTTCTTTTTGTTTTTTGACGCTATCTTTTTAAATGTTCCTAGTTTTGGTGCACCTTTAGCACCTTTCTTTCTCATCTTTTCGCCACGCTTTCTCTTGGCATGGATATTAGCATATAAACTCATTTCTTTTTACCCTTCTTTTTTACGATGGTTTTGACTTTGCTCATAGGGTTAGCTCTTTTTCTTTTTACTGCAGACTTGATTTGTCCTTTTGACATAGCGTTTGCTTTGGCTTTAGGTACGCATTTTGGATATTTTCTTTTGGCATCCTTCTTTTGCTTTGTTCTACCACACTTAGCAAAGCCACCACCTTTTTTCTTAGACCCAATATCTACCCAGTCTTGTTTAAACCATTTTGTTAATCCACCACTAGACTTTGCCATTACGCTGACCTATAACCCCCACCACGCTTCTTATATGTCTTAACAAGCCAGGCATTTGCATAAGCGGATGGATATACATCGAACTTACGCTTTGCTTCTGCTTTTACTTTTGCATACAAAGCCTTGTTAGTTGGGATTGATCCACTTTTTTTCTTAGCTTTCTTTTTCTCTGCCATAACAACTCCTATGTAGCTGGGATTAATCTTTGTGCATACTCATAGGCTTCTTTATCGCCTAGATTTCTTTTTATTTCTAAGTACTTAGATGCTTCGTCAACTAATTGTTGATCAACTGGCTGAACTGGAAGGTTCAATTGCATTTTTCTTAAATCAGCAGGCATAGATGCAAAAGCTCCTAAACCTTTACCCTCTGCTCTAACTGTTTTCATGGGTTCTCTCAGCATTATAGTTTTAGGTATTGTAGTATCAAATGTAAATACTTCTGCTCCTGGTGCTTTGGATATTTTTGTGTCATATGATGGGTGTATACTAGGTGTCATACCTGATTTAATGTCTGTAAATCTACCACCCATACCTAGTTGATCTGCGTCTAATAAACCTGGATTTGATGTAGCAATTCTAATTTTACCTATGTCTGGTGCTCCTAACTTCTGTAGTACATCTTTGTCGAATTGTTCAACTAACGCTACTCTTGTCGTTCCAGGCAATTTTCTAAAATATGTAGCAAATTCATCAATATTGTTGAGATTTGGTATATCTTTAAATGGTTGTGATACTTTATCTTTTTTTCTAAATGTTTGATTTTTAATGATTTTTGTCATTTCATTAAGATTTTTCTTTGTGTTTGGCTTTACTCTTAATGATTCAATAATTACATTTGCAGTATCTAAAGAAAAGTCACCAGACCTTTCACCCATAGTTGTTGTCATGCCTACTGGCTTTCCACCCATTTGCTCAACTGTTTGTAATTTATCATCTAATTTTTTTAATAAACTCTGCATAGATGCCCAACCTTGATCTGAATCATCCATAAATTGTATTCCCCCATGCGTTCTTATTGGGTTCTCAAATTTAAGATCATCTATACCATAAATGATAACATCTCTACTTGTTCTATCGCCTACTAAGGGCACTATGGTTTTTCCTTGTAGCATTGATGCATCTGTAGCTAGTGTTGGACTTTTTTGCAAAGCTCCAACTCCAAAATTTAATCTGTAATCTTTTAGTGGGTCTCTGACTAATCCAGTATATTGTCTTTGAAATGGTGGAAAATTTTTCTTAGTCATATCAATAGCTCTTGTTTTGTTGCCAAGAGCATCTAATATGTCACTACCAGTCATTTCAAATCTTGGTAATGCACCAAATTCTTTTTTTAGTTGGTCGCTAGTCGCAATATTTCCTAAAGCTCCAAGCTCATTACTGCTAAATAATGGCTTAAAGTTATCTGTAAGAAACTTTTTAAGAAATGGTTTAATTGGAACAGAAGCCATTTATGCCATCTTAGATTTAGTCTTTTTCTTTTTAAGATTAGCTAGTTTTTTAAAATCAGCACCAGTCAACTTGTTTCTTGGCTTTGCTACGTTAGCTATCTTCATTTGTTTTTTTGAGTATACTTTTCCTGGCATAATTACATCCCCACCTTTGGTGACCCATGACCTAGTATCTCATCCATGACACCACGCATATCGCCACTATCTACTTTCATTACTTTGACTTTCATATCGCCATCCATATGCTCTTCTTCCATCTCTTCTTCTTCATCTGGAAGAACCATACCTTGATAACATAATAATAGAAAGTTAACTAGCTGATCTGGCGTTAACTCCAATCCTGGCGAATCGTGAGAAAACCCCATTTTTTCCATGAATAGTTCAGCATTTTCATCCATGTTTTCTACATTAATATCAGCCATATTTTACTCCTTTTTTAATTTTTAAGTTGGCTACAAATCCTAGTCCATAACATATGCTCTCACCTATACGACTAACTACTTTAACAACCTTGCTTTTCTTTCCATATCTACCTTTAGATAAATCAAATGCCATTTGTTTTGCCCATGCTAGAGCTAGAGGCTTTGCTATCTTGTAAACAATACCTTTGTCTCTCATTTTTGTAGCTACATATTTACCCCATAAACAATATCCACGATAGATATTTGGGTCAACTCTCTTTCCATATACTTGATCATATTTGTAAATATATTTTTTCATATCGCCCATTTCGTATAGTGCAGTACATATATATGTGCCATCATCGCCACTAGCAGAAGCAGCATCGTCAGCAAATGATTTACTTAAATCTTTAGTATTTTTAATTGATGTTTGTGCTCCAGTCTGCTCTGTATTACCAAGACCAGTCGGGCCAGATTCGTTCACACCTGGTGATTTGCCAAACCCAAGAAATCCCCCAGTGCTTCCGCTATATCCAACACCTTTTCCACCACCTAAATCTCCAGTTGATCCTACTGCAGAATTAGTGACACCAAGTCCAGTTGGGTCTACATTTGTAATATTTGTTTTTGTTATTGTATTTGGCTTGTAGCCTTGCATTGGATTTAACCCTACAGTGTAAGCAGTAAGTCCTTTGCTCATTCCATAATTTTGCACTTCTGTGTCTGTAATATTTTTATCGTTATTTGCATCTATTTCTGACCTTAAATCTGTCAATGATTTTCCACTAAATCCTGATAAAACATCTGTAGGTTTGTTCATAGCTTGATTTGCTAATTGATTGACATTGTAACTCCCAATCATATTACCAACTGTCATAGGCACAGATAAAGGTGGTGCTACATATCCTAATGCAGTGGTTAAAGCAGTCTGTGGTGTAACATCGTATCCCATAATACTTCCTATAGGATTGTTTGTGCTTTGTAATCCTTTAGATAAATCACTAAACTCATCTTGAGTTAGGCTACCCAACCCACCTAAAGCTCCTATGTTATCCCCTACTGCCATAACTACCTCTTATGTATTAGGAGCATTGAAAGAATTTATTGCATCTCTAGGATTAAATGTTCTATCTTGACCCATAGGATTGTTTCTCATCATTAAATCTTGTGGTCTTTGCATAGGCATTGGCATTGTAGCACCTGTTGGAACGCCACTTAAAGCACCCATTGGTGGATTGACCATTTGTGGTTGCATCTGTTGAGTTGGCATAGGTGTACCTTCTTGCTTTGGTGCTTGTTGACCACTAAATTGTCTTGGATCGACTGGTGGCATATTTTTTTCCATAGCAACTGCTTCTATTGCAGTGGCTTCATCTAATCCCATATCCATTAGCATTTGTACTTTTTCTAAATCAGTCATTGCTGATCCAGTTTCTCTATTTATGTAACCTTGTGCAACCTCTAATTCTTGTGGAGTTAATGAGGCTCCAGTTGTTTGTCTCATTGGTCTATTTGCAATAAATTCACCCATATTATTTGGCATTGGTCTTGGTGTATCTACTGGGTTTCCTGTTACAGAATCTACCATTTCACCATTTGGCATTATTACGATTGGCATTATCTTAGCTCCTTTTGTAGTTTGATTGCGTTCTTTTCTCTCTCTAGTTGTAATTCTAATTCTAGCTTTTGCACTTTAGCTTGTAGTTCTTGTTGTAACTTGGCTTGTTCTATTTGCATATCTTGTTTGGCTTCTGCCTCATTGATTGCTAGTTTCTGTTGTGCTTTAGCTTGGTCTGCTTGTATTTGTACTTTTGTCCTAGCTTCTAAGGCTTGTGCCTCTAGTTTAGCAAGTTCTTGTGCATACTGTAATGGGTTTTGTGCTTGTTGTTGTTTAGACATAGCTATAAGTGGTTTGATGGCTTCCATTTGTGGTGCAGAATTAACTACCTCTGCTGCTCTCTGACTTATAATCATGTCAAGTTGTGGATCAATATCTTCAAACTTAAATTTAGGATCACGCAGATCAGGCATATTTGGTAGCGACATATTAATACTAGATTGCATCCGCTGCCTGTACAATAATGCTATATGCTCTGCTATATGTGCAATTAGTAATGGTTGCATAGCTCTAGCACCAGGGTTTCCAGCTAGTGATGGATCGCTAATGAACTGCATATGTACTGCAATATGACTGTCATGGTCTTGTTCTGGGAAGGCTCTTATTGGCTTACCATACATCAAACTCATATTTTCAGTTATTGGGTCTAGCTTAGATGCCTCTTCTGGCTTCTTTAGTATCTCATCTATATTGTTTATGCGTATGGCTTCATACATTCTTTTGAACGCCTCATACTGATCGTGTAGTTGAGGTGCTGACTGTGCCATCTGTAATACTGCTTGAGCTTGTGCAATTCTCTGTGCAGTGCTAAATATGTTAGGATCACTGACTGGGATTACATCTATTCTGCCATCAAAGTCTCTTGCAAATACAGTTGTAGATACGCCACTTTGTGCAAACTCAAAACTTTGTGGTAAATATTCTGCATTTAATTTTGCAAGTAATTTAAATTCTTGTCCTTGTGAATAGTGCAGTCTCTTATGTATAGCACTAAATGATTTGCTACCTTGTTCAATCAACGCAACTGTAGACCCAACGGGAGCATTTGGATTTACATCACCTACATTAAGATCGGCAGTACTAGCAAACCTTCTTCCTGCATCTGTTATGGCAGTCATCAAGTTGAACAAGGTATTGGATGGCTCTTTAAATGGTAAAGGCATTATAGCCTTGTTTACATCATCTACTGTAGCATCTAGGTCAGCAAACTCTCCTGGGTTGATTTGCATCTCACCCCCAGTAACTCTGCCTTTTAACTTAAAGCCACCTTGCATATTAGCAAAAGCCGCTGAATCTAATAGTGCTCTAAGTGATCCAGTTGCCGCTCTACCTAATCCACCTATCATATGATACAAACCAAATCCATAGAATCCAGTTCCTGGTAAAAACTTATAACTTACAAACCAATCTCTTTTCGCTTTCTTCTTATCTTCCTCATTCCAATTACGTCTTATACTTACTACTGTTTCTGCATCGTAATCAATTGTAACTACATAAGGCAGTGCTACTATATTTTCATCGTCATTATCGTCAGCACCATCTATGCCATCAAATGTTTCATAGCAGTGTATCTCTAGTAATGTCATTACCTCATCAGTAGATTCAGTATTGTAAGGATCAACGCCTTCTATATCGCTACCAATATCCCCACTTGGGTCTATGTCATCTGACATATATTTACTTGGTAGATAGTGCCCAGTCTTTACATATTTATTAAAATCGTTTCGTGGCATTCTAATTACATGAGTGTATCTAGATGAGGTGTATAAATCTTTACTCTCTGGCGAGACTACAAAATCTTCTGCTTTCACGAATTGAGAACACTGCCTTTCTAGGTTTGCATCCCACCATACTTTTTTAAATGTGTGACCAATCAAAGGTAGCTGAAATAACATTTGATCTAAGTCTGGAAAGTATTCTGGCATCTCTTGAGTAATCTGATAATTCATATAATCTTTTACTCTTCGTGCTTGTTCTTCCATCTCCTCACTAGGCTCACCGACTATAACAGTCTTGACTGGACCACCACTTGGATATAGTTCTGCTATTGCTTTTGCATTAAATTGTGTTGCTGCTTCTGCAATCATAGGATGAACTACTGTACTAAGTCCTCTAGTAGCTCTTTGGTTTTCTTCTTCGTCTTGACCACCATTAGGATCAAGAGTTTCTAATCCTCTTTTGTATCTACTTTCCCACTCTGATCTAGCTTCTTTATCTGTCTCATAGTTATGGATTAGATCACTTGCCACACGATTAAGTTCTTTTTCATCTATATCTTCAGCAATGTTTTCATCAAAGCCAGTATCTTTTTCTTCTACTTTGTCTAGCTCTGGATCACCAACTAGAACTTCATCATTACCTATTTCTTCAACTTGAAAATCATCAGAAGGCATAGCTTCTGCAAATGGAATTACTTGTGGTTCTCTAGCCATATATAGTCATCCTTTTTTCTTCTAATTGATCATCTTCGTCATAATCAGTAGAATGCGTGATAAACCAACCTTTTCTTAATCTTAGCCAAGCCTGTGTACAAGTGTCAACTATATCATCATTATCACCCGCAGGAAAGGCTGAACATATATCAATTAAGTTTTTTGCCCATTTTTTTCCTGATGGATAATATATTCTACCATCTTCTAGTAATGCAGAACTACTATGTGCCCTAGCAATCTTATCTCTATCTGGCGAATATGCTAACACTGGAACGCCACCCATTCGTAAATCTTGTAGTAAACTTTGTCCACTTGCCTTCTTCTCTATTAAGACTGCATCGGGTTGCCATTCATCGTAAGCCTCTTGTGCAAGTTTTCTCAACTCTGGATACGTTACTCTGTCATACCACATTTCTACTACCATTGCGTTAACTTGCCCATTTTGTCTAAATATACCCCATGTAGTTCTTGCACTATAACTGCTCGTTTCTTTTGTACTAAATGCAGTATCATAACTTTGCACCAAGTATTCTATCTCTGGCAGATCGTCTTTCTCCCAGGGAACCCACCATTCTGCTTTTAATATTCCACCTCCTTTGGGCATAGGTCTCTGTTGCAACTGACCTGCACTTGCGTATGTACCCAAACTTTTTTCCAAAGTATTAAGAGTTTTCTCATCAATCCTCTTCTGCCACAACAACTCCCCTTCTTTTGTTCTAGGGTCTGTGAAGCCAAGTGATGACTTCGTTGGTGTTGGATGTCCAATTTCATATCTTGCAGGTAAACAAAGATGATCCCAATCATTATACTCATTCGCTAATATATGTCCAGTAAGGTCGTTCTCATGTACCCTCTGCATAATTATAATAAAGGCTCCAGTTTTAGGATCATTCAATCTTGTCTGCATGGCTTGATCCCACCACTCAAGAACGCCCTCTCGCACAGTTGATGATTCTGCTTCCCTTACATTATGAGGGTCATCTATGACAATAATGTCTCCACCTTCACCAGTTAATGCTCCATCTACAGACGTTGCAATCCTCTGACCAGTTTTATCATTCTCAAATCTTTGCTTCTGATTTTGGTCAGTGGTTAATGAAAATGTATCTCCAAAGTAACTTTTATACCACCTACTGTCAATCAATCTTCTACATTTGACACTATCTCTAATAGATAATGATCCAGCATAACTAGCAAATAAAAATCTTTTTGATGGTTGTATTGTCCAAGTCCAAGCAGGCAGAGCTACTGCTACGCTTATAGACTTCATATGTCTTGGGGGTATATTTATTATTAGCCTTCTTATTTTACCTTCTACGACTGCTTGTAGATGTTCTGACACTGCATCAATATGCCAATTGTCATAAAAGTCTCTGCCTGGCTCAATCGCTGACCACGATCTCTTTGTGAACACCTTCAATGATCTCCTCATCTTTTCTTGTGAGGCTCTGCGTTGAAGCTCTTCTAAGGGTTCGTTCAAGGTTGTCAAGTTCCTCATCTGATATCCTAGTTAAGTCTATTACTTGTTTATGCTCTACTATAGTTTCTTTCTCTATCTTATCTTGCCAACCCGCTCTGTTTTTCAAATAAAATATCATTGCAGTATTATCGCCTTCCAACGCCTTTTCAAATAACTTATTAGTTACTTGTTGAATGCCTTTACCCTTACCTCTTTTTATAGCATTTGAAAACTCTGTAAATTCGTTTTGTTTATCATACAATGTAGATGTAGCCATACCCATAACTGCTGCTATCTGTTCTTGTGTAAGTCCTTGAGATGCATAGGCTTCTGCTCTTTCACACATCTCTTTTGTAACTACAAGTTTTGGTCTGCCAACCCTTTTACTTAGCTTCTTGGTTTTTTGTTTCATTTCCCTCTCTCTTATCGTGATAAACAATTACTAGAGCTTCACATTTAGGACAAGATAAATTAGTTACTATTGAGTGCTCTTCATCATCTTCTGTAGGTATATCGTGATCACCACCCCAAATTAATTCTGTGTTACACGCCCAGCAATTCATAACCCCATCTCAAATTGTTCATCTTCATTAATGTTTGTATCTACATTTTTTTCAAACCCAACTTTCTCATTAGCTCTTAACCTTGTGTAGAGTTTAAAGTCTTGTTCTTTCAAACATAGCATAGCATCTTCATACTTTTGATCTAGTATTTTTTGTGTTTCTTCATCTATATCAGACGTAATATCCATCTTTTGAACTTTCTACTTCTTCTTCATAAACTTTTTTAACATTGTTAAAATTAAAATACACTTGACCTATGTGCCCATACACACCTTGTTCTCTGATCTTTCTTGTAATGATTTGTGTAGAATTATCTTCAAAGTCTCTATGTACTACAAGAGCTACGTCACTCATGTTTGCCCAATGTGCTGACCCACTAACTTGATAAAGATCAGGTGGTGGTATTACTCCACTGTCATTCCGCTGCAGCTTGTGTGGGTGAGCTACCATCCAAACAACCATTTGGTGGTTTCTTGCAAACTGCTGACACTTAGCAATTATATCTCTTATGTGCTCATCTTCTCTTTTGGCATAGTCACGATCTGGGCTTATCTGATTGAAAGGATCAATAACTAAACCTTTGATACCAAACCTCTGCTTGGCTAACTTAGCCTTCTTGAGTATATAATCTATGTTAGGTATTTCTTCTGTACTTTCTATGAATCTAAAATGATCATCTAAAAACTGTATACCTTCATTTAATTCTTCTTGGCTTATTCTTGCGTGTAGACCTATATCAAATGGCTTCCTACATCTCTTCTCAAGTAAACGCCTAATGTGATTTGGTGTTGAATGCTCTGGACTAAACAAAGCAAAGTTCCATCCCTCATTCTCTGCTAAGTTCAATAGTATCTGATCTAGGAAGTTACTCTTACCATGATTGGGTATGCCAGTAATTAGGTTAAATGTACTAGGCATAATCTTATATATTTTATCTAGTTCTTTAAACCCAGTGCTAAGTGCCTTCTGCTCATTGCCATCATAAATGTTTTGCACACTATCGTGATACTCTTTTACACCATGTAATCCATGAACTGGAAACTCTTCTGCGTATTGTATACACTCTTGTAGTATTTGTGTATCATGGGTTATTAAACATTCGTTGGCATCCTTACACTGCCAATCATCAATTCTAGGGAAATTGACAACTTTACAAATGTCTTTACCAAATCTATGAATAAGCTCCAACCTCAACGC